CAGGGATCTGGTCTTGTACGACGAACTGTTCGGACGCGACGATCTCGATCCCGTCGAGCGCCCGGCGGTATGCGGCGAGGGTCCGGCGGGTGGAGTCGTCGAGGCCGGCCGGGATGTCCTCGCCACGGTCGACCTGTTCGGCGAGCAGGTGCACTGCGGAGCCGTAGTTCGCGGCGGCGTCTGCTGCTGCAGCGTCGCGGGCGTCTTGTGCGACCCGGTCGAGGTGACGGTCGTTGCTCAGGTCGGACAGGGCGGAGGTGACGAGGTCGTTGCGTTGTGCGAGTCCGCGGACGGTCTGGCGGATCTTCCACCGTTCGAGGCCGAATCCGTCTTCGAGCTTCTTGCCCCAGGACGACGGCCGCTGGTAGGGGATCGGGTCGCTGCCGTCGGCGGGGACGATGAGTGGCCGTCGCCACCTGTCGCGTGGGACGTCGGCGGGGATGCCGTCGGTGGGCTTGGCGGTGGTCGGGGTGGAGAACGTGGTCATGCGAAACCGCCGTCGATGTGGTCCCAGCCGCCGGCTCGGACCCAGTCGAGGACGGCCTCAGCTCGAGGCCGGGCGAAGCCGCCGAGGACCCGCACGACTATGGCCTGCTCTCCGAGGTTCAGCGGGTAGACCAGTGACGCGCGGTGGTCCGTCTCCCAGCGCACCTTCCACTGCTCTGCCCGCACGGACGTGATCTGGTTCGGCGGGACGTACCTGACAACAAGTCCGGCGGCGATGTCGTGGGCGACATCGGGGACGGTAGACAGTCCGACGACGTGACAATTGCCGTCAATGTCGACCCTCGGGCGGGACTGGTCGTCTGGGTCGGGGAGGACGCGGACGCGGACGCCTGCGACGGTGGCGTGACCCCACCCGCCGTTGAGCTTGTCAATGTTGGAATCGGTCATGCGGCACCGCCGACGTCGAGACGGGGCGCGTCGCGGATGGTCTGCGCCCTCCGGAGGTTCTCGACTCCGGTCGACCAGTACGACGGCTTCAGCTCGCAGCCGATGAACTTGCGGCCCAGCCTGACCGCTTCGTGACCTTCGGAGCCGATCCCCGCGAACGGGGACAGCACGACTTCACCCGGGTTGGTGTAGAGCCTCACAACACGTTCGATCAGGTCAAGTTGGAGCGGGCAGATGTGGCGCTCGTCGGCGTCCTCGCGTGCTTGGGAGACGTTGAGGGTGTTGGACTCGCGGATCCCCGTCCAGATCGGCCGTGCCCACTCGATCCAGTCCTCGCGGGTCATCTGTCCGTTCTGGACGGGCAGGACCGGAGTGATGTTGTCGCCGGGCTTTCGGAACAGCAGCAAGTAGTCGGCCAGCGCCATTCGGTTGTTGGTCGAGTCGCGTTCGAGCGTCGCGAACATCAGGGCGTGGGCCTTGGTACGGATCGCTTGTGCCTGCGGGTCCTTGTCGATGGTGTTCTCGCCGTGGAACCACCATCCGTCGGCGATGTGCTGGCGGATCACGTCGCCGCGGAAGTCGGTCAGGGCGTTGAAGCCGTGGGTGGACTTGGTGGTCGTGAGCTGCTGGACGTGGACTGCGGCGATGCGTCCGGGCTTGAGGGTGCGCAGGACGTGGCGGGAGATGAACCCGTAGTGTTCGAGGAACTCGTCGCGGGTGGTGGAGTTGCCGAGGTCACGTTCGGACGGGCTGTAGGTGAACAGCGACGCGAACGGCGGCGAGTAGACGGCGAGGTCTACCGAGCTGTCTTCGACCTCGTCGAGACGTTCGCACGAGTCGCCGAGCATCATCGTCCAGCCGTCTCCGGTGGTCGTGTCGGTCGCGTACCCGGTGGTCGCTGTCATGCTGGTGCCTTCGCTGTGATCGGTGATCGGGCTGCAAGCTCGTCGACGAGCCAGCCGGCGTTTCGTGCCTTGCGGTTGACGTTGTCGACGATCTGTCGTTCGAGCTCGGACACGACGACCCATGCGGTGACGTCGCGGGTCTGCCCGTACCGCCAGCACCGACGGACGGCCTGGTAGTAGGTTTCGTAGGAGTCGCCCAGTCCGCAGAACGTCATCTTCGAGCAGTTCTGGAAGTTCATCCCGAACCCGGCGATCGACGGTTTGGTGACGAGGACCCGGACATGTCCGGCGACGAAAGCGTCGATGGCGTCTGCCTTGTCCTCGGCGGACCATGACCCTTCGACGTTGACGGCGTCGTCGATTGCGGCGGTGACCTGGTCGGCTTCGTCGTTCAGTCCGCACCAGACGATGTGCTGGTCGGCGTGGCCGGTCGTGGCGACTGTTGCTGCCACTCTGGCTTCGAGGGTCTGGCGGCGGACGTTGGCCCGTCCGCCGACGCCGCCGAGGTCTGTCGGGAACAGCTGGCCGGGGGCTTCGATGTTGACGGGCACCACGACGTCGAGGACGTGCAACGGTGGCAGCAGATAGCCGTCGTCGCGGCCGCCGACGTCGGACGGATAGCGGGCCGCGACGATCCACGTGGCCATCCAGTCGAGCATGGGCTTGCGGGCGTGCCCCTTGAGCCGCCACGCGCCGACGTCTTGGTCGTTGATGAAGTAGGCAGCGAGCATCTGTGCCCGGTCCATCTGTCCGAGCCATTCGGCGTGGTTGACGATCTCTGCCACGTCGTTGGGTGCCGGCGTGGCAGTCGCTGCGAGCTTGTATGGCACGTCGCGGCACGAGTCGGTGAGCATCATGCGGGTCTTGGAACCGACGGCCTTGAGGATCGACGACTCGTCGAGAACGACGGCGCCGTAGGTGGACGGGTCGACATGCTCGGCCATCTCGTAGTTGGTGATGTGGACGCCGGGGCCGGGGAGTGGTCCGCGGGTGTAGGTGACGTCCAGGCCGATCTTGCGTGCTTCGGCGATCGTCTGGCGTGCGACGGACAAAGGCGCGATGATCAGCGAACGGTCGGACACGAGCCGGGCCCATTCGAGCTGCTGGAGTGTCTTGCCCATCCCGCAGTCCTGGAACAGTGCGACGCGGCCTGTGCGGCATGCCCATGCGACGACGTACGCCTGCCAGTCGTGCAGCAGATCGTGGACTTCGGACCGGTTCACGTCGACACCGACGGGAGGTGCGACGCTGCGCTTGCGTGACATGAACTCTGCGTAGGCGGTCATGCGGCACCTCGTGGGTGGTCGGGTGTGGGCCGGTCGCAGTCCTGCCAAGCCGTCTCGAGCGCGAGCAGGGCAGCCTGGACCTGTCCCGCTGCGGCGCTGGTCTGCCCGGCGCGGGCGTACGACGCGGGCTTGCGGCGGGCGATGTCGACGGCACGCCGTGCGGACAGGAACCGTGCGACAGCGTCGTAGAGCGCGTCGTCGGGCGGGCAGGTCAGGTGGACCCAGCCGTCGTACGGGTTGGACCGGTAGACCTCCACGCCGGGAGGGACGGGCTTGGTGCAGCGGGCGCAGGACGTGGCGAACCGGGCGACCGTCATGCCGTGTCCCCGTCGTTGTGACGTTCGAGGAGCTGGCGTAGTTCACGGTCGTCGAGGTAGCCCCACGGCTCGTCAAGCAGCGGCGACAGGTCGATCTGGTGACGGCGTGCCGCAGCGAGCAGCGCCCCGGCCTGTGCGGTGGCGTCACGCGCTTCGGCACGGGCACGTGACGCGACCCGTACGGCCTGCCGGCGAGAGATTTCGGCACCGATCAGGGCACCGCCGAGGACCATCAGCACGATGATCGACATCAGGAACGTCCAGGACGCGGCCGGTGTCATGCTGCACCCACGGTCTGCCGGCAGGTGGCGAGGGCGGCCGGGCTGTGAGGGCCGGCCTCGATCATGTCGCACAGCAGCGCCGCTGCTGAGTGCTGGAGCACGGTGACCGTCGGCTCCAGTGCGGCCTGAGCAGCGTCCCAAGCAGCGGCCTGAGCAGCGTCCTGAGCAGCGGCCTGAGCAGCGTCCCAAGCAGCGGCCTGAGCAGCGGCCTGAGCAGCGGACCAAGCAGCGGACTGACCAGCGGGCCGACCAGCGGGCCGACCAGCGGGCCAAGCAGCGGCCTGACCAGCGGCCCGAGCAGCGGCCTGAGCAGCGTCCCAAGCAGCGGCCTGAGCAGCGTCCCAAGCAGCGGCCTGACCAAAGGCCCGAGCAGCGGCCCGAGCAGCGGCCCAAGCAGCGTCCACATGCGGCGTCGCCGTCGTCAGACTCGCATCATCCGTGATCGGGTCAAGAGCGCGGAGGGCTGTTGCGTGGCCGTCCAGACCGGCGAGGTCCAGCCACATCGGCGTGTGGACCCGCACCAGCCAATCGCACGCCATCCACCCGCGACGATCCGCGTCCGCTGCCGTCCCTGCCGTGACAGCGAGGGCGGGGACGAACGGCAGCAGCATGTTCCTCTCCTGCTGCGACCGCATCCCGTCGTTCCACACCCGAGCGAACGCTCCGAGTGTCGTGTCGGCACAGGCGGGGTGGTCGCTGTGTGGCTCACCAGCCCACCATGCGACCGCCTCGGCCAGGCAGACGCCGTCGTCTCGCGTGGCGTGTTGGCCGTGGGTCAGGGTCAGGGTGTTGAGGTCAAGGGTGGTCATGCTGCACCGTCCATCGGCCGGTCGGCCATGAGGTCGGGACGGGACATGTCGTCCAGCACCGGACCGAGGGGCAGGTAGTCGCGCAGCTCGACCAGCGCGCCGATGAGACGGTCGACCTGGTACGGGTCGTTGTGCTGCAGCGACACGGTGTCGTTGAGCCACACGGCGCCGTACCGGTTCTGGTCGGGGTCATGCAGAGCGACGCGGATGCGGTCGCTGTCGGTCCAGTACGCGGCGGATGACGAGTTCTGCATGTTGCTACTTTCGTGTTGTGCGGCCCGCCGACGTCTCTTGCCGGAGTAGGCGGGCCGTGCTGTGTTGCTAGGACGTTCCGGCGGGACCCCTCCCCAGGAGTCCGCCGGTCGTGGGCCTGCCGGTGTGGGTGCCGGCGTGGTCCGAAACGTCCACCGGACGGCAGCCCGGGTGGACGTTCCGCATCACGCCGTGTGCCAGACGAGGAAGCCGAACGTGGCGACCCCGACGCCGAGCAGGCACATGCCTGCCACGGTCGAGGTGAGGACGGCGCGGGCGGTGACTGCTGCGCCGATGAACACCACCATGAGGACCGCCAGCAGCAACGTCACGCTGCAGCCACCTGGTCGCCCTTGAGCTGCGGGAACCAGTTGATAAGCGTGGCGTGGGTGATCTCGACGCTCGTTCGGGCCTTGATCTCCTCGGAGATGTGGCGCCACGAGGAGCCCTGCTCGCGGCGCTCCGCGACCCAGTCTCCGAGCGGGTAGCCGTAGCGGTCCGCCCACAGGACGTCGGCGAGTTGGTACGCGATGCTCGACGCGGCTGCCATCGATGTTCCCCTGACTGGTTGAATATTTACCGTGCATGGGTGACCCTACCCCATCGGGGGGGTGGACGCAAGTCACTTCAGTAAATTTTTGTCCACGACGAGGAAGGTTCCCCATGACGACCATCACCAAGGCCGAGGTGCGCGGCCTGAACGGCCCCGCCCGAGACGTGGAAAAGCCCCCCACCCGAAGGTGGGGGGCTGGGTGTGACAGTGACGTCAGGCGGATGGGTCGTCGTGGCGACGGCGGGCGGTGGCGGTCAGTCCCTCGACGGGCGTCCATCCGGTCCAGTGTCGCGGTTGTCGTACTCCGGGAAGATGTCGTAGAGCTCCTCAGCCAGCCGCAGCTCGATTTCGACCTCACGCTCCGGCAGCGAGAACCCGGCCCGGGCGTACGCTCGCACGATCAGCTCGGCGCGCAGCACACGACGACGCAGCTCGCGGACCTGAGCCTTCAACTCCTCGAGGTTCGCGGTCGCCATCTCGTCGTGGCGGGTCAGCAGGTACCTGAACAGGACCAGGCCGCCACCGACAAACAGTCCGGGCTCGCCGACGTCGAACGCCCGGACGAGGAACTCGTCCACGTCAGGCCCCCGTGGTGTCGCGCAGAGGGTCCGGGGCCGAAGGCCGGTCGTTGGCCACGTCCAGCAGGTGACGCAGGCCCGAGTGGTAGCAGACCGCCGGCCAGCGCAGGCCGACGACGACATGCAGGCCCCACAGCAGCGCGGCGATGATCACCGCGGGCGTTTCGACCAGCGAAACGTAGGAGCTGCCCAGCGCGACGATCCGTGCCAGCGACACCATCGTGAGGGTCGCCCCGGCGGCGGCGGCGGTCCTGACCGAGTGCGGGTACGCGACCGACAGGCCGGCCAGGACCGACGTGGCGGCGAACAGCCAGGGCCAGAGCCCCGGGTACGTCGGCGCGGTGGCGTAGGCGGACCCGAATGCCAGCAGCGCGAAACCGACCGTGATCCACAGCTGCAGGGAGAACGCCGCGATCCACAAGCGGGCACGTCGGCGCCGTCGGGCGTCAAGCTTGGAGGTGGTGACGAAATGTCCTAGTGACCTCATCGTGCGGAGAGCCACGGGACGAACCGCTCGAGGTAGTCGTTGACCTGCGGCATCGCCATGATGCGGGTGACGGCTGCGGCGATGCCTTGTACGACCGAGGTGTCCATCAGGACGTCCCGTCGTCACCCGCGACGAAACCCCCGGCGGCCGTGAGGGCGGCCGTGGGGACGTACGTGACGCCAGCCATCGGGGTCACGTTCGCCCGGGCGGTGACACCGAGCAGCGCCGCCGACAGCGACACGACCGCAGCGACCTGTTCACCGGTCAGGTCAAGACCGAACGCGACGACGGCAGCGATGATCACCTCGACGACGGCGAGGATCGCGACGGGCTCTCGGTCCCAGATGGCGGTGACACGGTCCATGTTCAGTCCTTGGGTGCGGTGGCAATGACGAAGGCCGCCCACAGGGCTGCCTTCAAGTAGTGACGTTGGCGGACGGTCAGGTGACGGTGAACCCGGCGATCTCGGCCTGACGGCGTGCGTACCAACGGAAGTCGCGGTCCATGCTCCGTGCGGCCTTCGCGGCCTCGAGGGCGTACCACTCTGCTTCCTTCCACTCGAGCACGTCAGGTGACGTCGGCTGCAGCAGGGCACGGACCTGTGGCAGCAGTGCGTACAGGTCGTCGCCGGGGCAGGCGGTCTGGCCGTCGTCGCGGTGCCCCTTGACCGTGCAGTCGGCGGTGACGAGCTGCTTGTCGCGCAGGAACCAGATCAGGCCGGCGAGGTCACCGGGCAGGGTGTCGGGCACGGGATGCTGGTTCTGGAAGTTGCCGAGCACTGCGATGCCGACCGACCCGTCGTTGTGGCCGGACACGTGCGCACCGACATGCTTGGCGCCGCGGCCCACCGCAGCCTGCCGGGCGGCCGGGTCGACCATGAAGTTGTAGCCCACGTCGGTCCAGCCTCGGCCGTCCTGGTGGAACTTCTGGATGGCAGCGAACTCGGCCGGCCCGCCACCGAGCCGGCCGCCGGTGTGATGGATGTAGATGGTGTCGGGAAGGGACGTCTGGTCTGTCGGGTGGCCCTTCGCGGGGCGTGCGTTCCAGTCGCCGCGTGACAGCAGAGGGATCATGAGGCGTCCTGACAGTCGGAACGGGCACGGGCGAAAATAGCAGAGTCAGACGGTGTAGGTCGACGCCGTCGCGGTCACCACGCCCAGCCTCAACACCTCGAACGACTCGAACGGCTGGACCGCCTGTGCGGTCGTCGGGCCGCCGTTGGGACGGACGTACGTGCCGGACCGCAGGGACACCACGCCCAGCCGCAACACCTCGAACGGCTCGAACGGCTGGACCGCCTGCGTGGTCGTCGGGCCGCCGTTCGGCCGGATGTGCGTGTCCATGCGGGCTGTGACACCCGCGCCAAGCGGTTCCGGCTCGACGATCCGCCCGCTTTCGCCGTAGTCGACGTTCATCCCGTCAGCCGAGCAAGCTTCACGCCTAGCCCGCCGGTGGTCTGGATGACGAGCAGGTCGTCGCCGTCGAACGTAAGCACCTCACCCTGCGTGAGCGGCACGTCGTTCTTTGCGGAGTAGAACCAGTCGAAGAGCCCGATGACTAGGTCCACGGTGCCTATTTCGTCTTGCACTCTCAGCCATCTCCGGGTGATCGCCCAAGCGTCCGGGTACGTGACGTCGAAGTTCGTGTTGCCGTACGCAAGGTGGACCATCGGCCCCAGCGCAGGGTCGACAATGCTTCCGCCAGCGACGTTTGCGAAGCTCGTGCGGTAGAGCCGCGTGTAGGCGGAGGAGTCTCTGTCGAAAACGGTCCACGCCGATGCGGCTTGGGCGGGGTCAAGCCCGATGTAGAACGACGCCCCAGCGATCGTCCCGTTGGCCGACGACCAGAACCAGGTGTAGTCAAACTCCACCCGTGCCACGTACACGTCCGACACGGTGTTCCACGTCACCTCCCGTGCCCAGATGATCGCGCCTGACAGCGACCCGCCTAGGAAGAACCCGGTCATGCTTGTTGCCATGTCGCGCGCAGGTTCTCCCGTGGTGCCGTCTGCGGCCAGCGGCCAGTTCCCGAGCAGGTTCGCCATCGTGAAGTCGTCCATCTCGGACACGCCGTCGAACGTCTCCGCGCCCCAGATCCACAGCGTCGTCCCCGCGTCCCGTTCGCGCAGGAACATCGTGAAGTCTGCTCCGGACGAGTTCGACGCCCCCGGTGTCGTGCCCCACCAGATCGTGTCGCCGTCGTCGGAAGTGAACGACCCGGTGGTGTAGCCCACGGTGGTCCACTCCGCGACCAGCGCGGTGCGGACGGTGACAGCTGGCGTCGCGTCGGCGGTGAGCGTTGCGGTAACGAGTCCCATCAGGTTGCCTTCATCCACGGCGAAAAGACATTTTCGTTGATCTTTATGTAGTCGACGGCGCCGATGGTGATCGTGTCGAACGTCAGAAAGTCGGGATGAGCCCGTGCGAACCCGTAGATCTGGTGCAGGTATCCGCGAGCGTTGTCGCCCTGGTTGACGCTGGTCAGAAAGGCGCGCCCCCCGATGACAAGGTCGCCAAGCCCGACCCGGTCCGTGTCTGCTGACGGATCCCAACCAGGCCCAAAGTGCTCGTTATCGTCGCGGAACACCGCCGTTGCGAGGCCGTTCACGATGGCATGAGAGTCGTCCGATATGAACGTCTTCGATCCGCCGTTGTACTGCGCCGAGAAGTTCGAGAACCTCAAGTTCTTCTGCGTGTCGGAGCCGGAGAAGCGAAAGCCTCCACAGACCAGCGGGATGTCGTCCAGCCCGCCGGACGTGATGTACCGCTCGTAGAACCCTGCATACAGACCGGAAGCGTCGGTGTCGGCCCGTCCGAGGACCGCAACGTGGTTGATCGACAGCGTCGCCGCGTACTTGTCCAGCACCACGTCGAACAGCAGAGGCGTCTTGTAGAAATCGGCGTTGGTCAGCGGGGTAGGGCTCGGTGAGATGTTCGGGTAGCCGTCTACGTCCAGCGTAGTCGTGGAGTCGGTGTTGCTGTAGACCGGGTGATCCGACTGTTCGGTGCCAGTGTTCCAGTCCTCCGCTGCCGCGAAGTACAGGCTCGTCTCTGCCGCGTCGACGCCAATGAACAGATACCAGTCTGCGCCGACCTCGTTGCTTGCGGCGGCGGACTCCCACACGTCGTAGGTCACCGACGACGCGACCACTCCGGTGTCGACCTCGGTCCACCCGGTGATGCCCCCAAGGGCCGTCTCGATCGCAGCCTTGACCGTCGACGCGGGTGTCGCGTCTGCGGTGAGCGTGCCTTCGATGAACACCATGTCAGCCTCCTGTGGCAAGAACGAAGATGCTGGGGTCGTAGGGAGGGACGTCGTCGATGTCTTCGCCCGGCCGGTACAGCGTCGACCGGAACGCGATCAGGTCCAGCCGCACGTCCGCGGTCTGGGTCACACCCGACGTCTGCGCCACCGACACCGTCAACACCGACCCGGCGAACCCGCAGAACGCCCCCGACGTCTCGCCGTAGGACGACCCGCCGAACCCGCCGACCGGCAGGATCAGCGCCCGGTCCTCCTCCGGCTCGCCCCGGTCGAGGTAGATGTCGACCAGCGCCCCGCCCGTGTACGCACCGGCGAAGAACACGGCGACGGTCACGAAGTAGAACCCGTCGTACGGCAGGATCAGCGTGTCGCCCACGTCGCCCGTGGTCGGGAACCCGTAGCGGCACACCTCGGTGTCGAACACCACGGTGTGGCCGGAGTCGGGGACGTCTTCGGCGTCGACCCGCCAGCGGATCAGCTCCGCCTGGCCGCCACCCGGCGGCACCACACCACCTGCGCCCCCGCCGCCGCCGCCGCCGGACAGGATGCGGTTCGGGTCGACCGGCCGTGCCACCGCAGACCTCGCAGTCGGGTTGCCCGGGAACACCGCCCGGTCACGACGCCGCAGACGACGTTCGGTGTCAGAGGCCCTGCGCTGGTTGCTCATGCGTCCACATCCGTCGGGTCGACCAGCTCGACCGAGAAGACCGGCAGCCCGTTGTCGTCGTCCTGACGGACCGAAATCAGCTTGACCCGCCAGTCCTCGTCGAACCCGAGCTCGTCGGGCGCAACGACGATGTCGCCAACGTCGAAGTCGATGTAGGGCGTCGCGCCAGCCACGGGCGCAAGTTCTGCCACGGCCGTGAACACTGTCCCGGCAGTCGCGTCGAACGCCGCAGCGACGGCGGTGCCGGCTTCGTTGGTCCCGTCCACTGTCGTGCCGACGTCAAGCAGCGCCTCGAGCCGTCCGAACGTCGTCACGGACGTCGTGTCGGTCTCGGCGGTCAACGTGCCGGCAGACCGCACCAGGTGGACGTTGGACCGGGGTGCGTCGTAGTCGATCGAGTAGTTGATGATCGACACGCCCGCGTCCAGCCGGACGGTCGTGGCCGGACCGGTCGGGGTGAGACCCCGGTCGACGCCGCGGCCGTTCTGCCACATCGACAGGGTCCGGTCGGGGGCGACGTACCACTCGATGCCGCACAGGTCGACCAGCCCGTCGAGGACGGTCAGCAGGTCGGTGCCGACCGACCACCCGAAGTTGTTGACCTCGGCGGTCCAGACGTCCCCGGCAGTGTCGGTCGCGGACGCCTCGTCACCGTTGCCGGCCTGCGTGGCGTCGTAGTCGATCGCGTCGACCGTGCCTGTGGACCGGGCGTCGGACTCGCCCAGCAGGATGTTCATGATGATCCCGGCGTTCAGCCCGGGCACCGTGCCGAAGTCGAACGCCTGCCACGTCGTCGTCCCGACGCTGTTGAACGTCCGGTAGATCACGCCGTCGGGTTCGCCGTTCACGTCAAGCGTCACGATGGTGATCAGCGCCAGGGCGAAGTTGGCTGCCTCGGGGTTCGGGTTGGCGTTGTTGACGATCCGCACAGCGATGTTGTGCGGGCCGGTGTTGACGGTGATGTCTGCCGTCAGGCCGGTACGGAAGTTCCCAGAGTCGTCGGTCTGGATGACCGGCACCCCGTCGAACCAGACGGTGCCGCGCGAGTCCAGCGCGGCGTAGATGCGGCACGCGCCGAAGTCTTCGCCGGTGACGATCTCACGCCGCAGGTACCACGTGCCGACGTCGTGCAGGTACGGGTTGAGTGCAGTGCCCGTACCGGTCGTGTCGGTCGGGCCGAGCCACACCGCACCGGGGTCGGGCCACTCCGCAGGGAACCCCTTGAGGTTCGCGGTGACCTTCGCCGCGGGGGCGTCCTGACGGCCGAACGGGAACGGCTCGACCGCACCTTGGTCTGCGCCGTTCATGTCGTTGGTCATCAGCCCGAACAGCCGCTCGTAGCCCGACGGCCTGTCGAGCCCGTACTCAGGGAACATCACCGCACGTGCCAGGCGGGCGCCCATCCCGGGCCCGGCGACAGTGATGACCTGTCCGCCGCCCTCAGCTGCAGACAGCCGGACGATGTCGACGGTCTCGACCACGAACGCGAACCGCAACGTGGACCCGTCAGCCTCGTAGACCCTGATCTCGTTGAGCGGCACCCGGGCGTACAGCGGCCCGTCGCCGACCTCAAGGATCAACGAACACTGACCAAAACCGGTCTCGTTGATGGTCTCCTGCCACGACACACCGAACGCGTTGTCGAGGGTGACCTCGGCGTCGGCTGCCTGTGTGCGCACGACCTTCACGACGTACGCCATCAGGCCAGCCGGCCGTCAGTGAGGATCACGTCGATGGCGGCACGGGCGACGTTCTGTGCGAGCTGGTACTCACCGACGTCGATCGCGACGACCAGGCACGAGCCGGACACGGTCGACGCGTCGGGGAACGTGTACGTGCATGTGACCTCGCCGACGGTGTGGGCCAGCAGATTGGCACGCAGGTACTCGACGTTGTCACGCAGCCCGGCACGGCCGTTGGCGTACGGGGTGCCTGCCTGGTTGTTGTCGCCGAACACGTACATGCCGAGCTGGGCCCGCAACGCGTCGCGGGTGCGGGCGCGCGGAAGGACACCTGCAGCGCCCGGGATGACGAAGTCTGTGCCGCGGGACCGTTCACCGAGCAGCGGCTGCGGGTCGACGACACGCCACGCCCCGTCGATCGCCAGCTCGACGCTGTTGATCGTGAGGAACTCGGGCTGGTCAGCCATAGGTCAGCTCGAGCATCCGCAGCTTCGCGACGACGTCGTCGGCCATCTGCTGTCCGGTCGTGTTGACGGTCACGTTGAACTGTGACCCGGACGCCGCAGACTGCTTGTGGGTCGGCAGGACCGTCTCGCCTGCCATCAGCACAGCAGGGACCTCAAGGCCGGGAGGGCCGGGCACGATCCCGCCGTCGTGGAACGCGATCGACGAACCGATACCGCCGACCGGCCGGGGAGGGGTGTACGACGACCCGCCACCGGTGGACCCACCAGAAGGCCGGTTGCGTGCCGGCGGCCGTGAACTGCTACCGCCACCACCGAAGCTGTTCTCGAGGTCGGCAAGTTCACCGGCGATGGAGCTGTTACCGACGATCGGGATGTTCGAAAACGCCGACCGGATCGACCCGACAACGCCGGAAGCGAACGCTTCACCGGCCTTCTCACCGAGGGTCTGCATGGCCGGAACGACGGTCTGCTGCAGGAACGGAAGGCCAGAGTTCGTCCACCACGGCACGACAATCTGGTTCCACAGGTTGACGATCTCTTCCCACGCCTGCCCTGCTGCAGCACCGATCCCGCCGGACTTGAACGCGGCTTCGATCCGGTCGAGAGCGCCGATGAACACCGGCTCGAACTCGGAGATGAACGACTCGCGGACGTCACGGAAGATGCCTGTGAGACGGACCTTCCAGTTGTCGTAGGCCGTGTCCGTGACACGACCCATCGTCCCCTCGACTTCTTCCATCGACCCGACGACGCCGCCCATCGCAAGCACGACCTCAGGGCCGACGTCCCCGACGATCGAACCGAAGATTTCGACGGCGGCCTGCCCTCGAGCGATCGGGTCGTCGATCCCTTCAAGGACCTCGGTGACCTCACCGAACGCGACTATGGCGTCGTCGCCGCCAGAGGCGAGACGCTGCACCATCTTCTCACCGTCGATGCCGATCGAGTCCAGCGCGTCGGACACCTTCGCGGTGTCCTCGGTGACCCGGGTGAACATCTCACGCAGGTTGTCTGCGAGCCGGTCGGCGTTCTCTGCACCAGCGTCGAGGCCGGCACCGAGCATCACACCGATCTGTGCGCCGTCGAGGCCGAGCTCCTTGAAGTCGTTGGCGTACTCACGGAGCACGTCAAGGAAGTCGTCACCGCGGTCTGCACCGTTGACGAACCCGGCAGCGATCGCGTCGAACGCTTCTTCGGAGTCGTCGACCAGGTCGTTGGCGATCATCTGACGGACGGCCTGCAGGACGTCCATGACGTCCGCCTCGAACACGTCCGCCAACGTCATCGCGTTCTCGGTGATGGACTGCACGGCACCGTCGCCGACCTCGCCGATGTCTCCGAGCTGTTCCTGCACTTCGGACACGACCGACAGGACCTCGTCGTAGCTTTCGCCCCACGCACCGGCGTACACCTCGGAAGCGATCCTGCCGGCGCGTTCTGCCTCTTCGGGGGTGAGCAGGAACCGGGCGGCCATGATGTCGCGGGACGCTTCACGGTTCAGTGCTTCGCCGACGGACGCGGCGAACACGCCCGCTGCTGCACCACCGGCGAGGGCGGCGGCACCAGCGATCCCGCCGAACGCCGCCTTGGCGGCTTCGCCGATCTTGTCGAACGACCCCTCGGAGTCGGACGCGAACTTGTCGACCTCACGTGTCGCACGGTTCAGGGCCCGCTTGAGCTTGTCGGCGTCCGCAGCGATGATGAACTCTGCTGTGCGTGCCACGTCAACCCCCCCAGAACTCGTTGTGGCCCGGCTGGGCCGTATCGTCGGATGTGGCAGGACGCAACGCGTCCGCGTACGTCTGCAGCTCGCTCATGGTGAGCCGCTCAACGTCCCACGGATGTATCCCGTAGTGTCGTGACAGGGCCGGCAAGGCATGACGCCAGGCGGCCCTCACCCTTCCGGGTCTGGCTCCTCGACGACGTCGAGACGGACAGGCCGCTTGCCGGACACGGTCGCTGCGACGTCGGTCCACGACACGTCCGGTTCGCCGTTGCGGCGGCGGGCGAGCCACAGCACGGTCGCGGTGACGTCGAGGTCGAGGTCGCCACCGCCTGCGGACCCCATGATCTGGGCGACAGACCGGCCGGTGGCCCGACGGCAGTCGGACGCGTCAATGGCGGTGTAGTCGTTCAGGCCGACCTCGAGGTCGACCCCGTCGTGCGTGACCTTGACGATCATGCGGTCTCCTAGTTGACGTCGAGGAACTTGCGCAGCTCGCGGGCGAACATGTCCTCGTAGAACCGGCGGACCCACTCCTCCGAGTTGCGCATCGCCGGGTAGATCACGTACCCGGCACCGCCCGCGAACTTGTCCTTGGACGGGTACTGGTTGCCGCGCCACACCGGGAACTGGCGGTACTGCTTGGAGCCGAACTCGAGACCGAGCGACCACGGCGACGTGGCGTAGCCGATCTTGATCGACGCCTTGGTCTGGGCCCGTGACGTGCGGATGGCATTCGCGCCTGGCTGGGACATCTTCTTGTACAGGCGTCCCAGCGGGACACCGTTGGCCTGTGACCGGACCGACACGCGAGCGGCCTGCTTGCGTGCTTCTTCTGCGACGTGCTCGCCGACCTTCTTGTTGGCCGACTTGATCACGTCGGTCGCGCCGGACCTGCTGAGCGCCCGTAGCGACTTCGTGGCAGCGGAGAACCCGACGAGCTCAACGGTGAACTCCGACGCCATGTCAGACTCCGACGCCGCGGGTGATCACGCCGGTGACACGGAACGTGGCCGACACCTCTGCGAGGTCACCCACGGTCGCGTCGACCGGAGACGAGTCGATCAGGATCGACGACCCGGTGAACTCCGGGTTGCCAGCGCCAGCGACCGCAGCCGTCGGCCGGATCACGACCTCGGCCGCGTCACCACCGAGCAGCGGGAACAGGATCGAGTCGACACCCGACGCGGCGAAGTCCTGGATGAACTGGACCGTGACGGTGGCCTGCTTGAGGCCGTTGGTGAACTCGCGCCAGCCGGCCGAACCCATCGAGGTGATCTCGACGTCGTCGGACGACGACGAGATCGACACCGACATGACGTCGTCGGACAGGTCGGTGCCGTCGAGCGAGAAGAAGGCGTCTGTGTAGACAAGGGGTGTGGTCGCCATCGTTCATTCCTCCGTGTTGGCGGGGTGGTCGTCGACGTCGTCGACGGTGTCGTCCGGGTCCGGGGTCGGGCCGAACAGGTCGGGTCGTGCACGCACCGCAGGTGCGGTGTCGTCGAGGACGTCCCCCAGCGCGATGCGCACAGGGGACGTGCCGATCACGGTCGTGAACGTGGCTAGGGCGACGGCCATCACTTGTCCTTCACGTAGACGACCACGGAGAACGTGATCGTCAGGGCGTCGCCGCCGGACAGCGTCGACTGTGTGAACCCGGAGATCGTGGGGACGTGAAGGTCTGCGGAAATCCCACCGAGGGTCCGGTCGGACAGCAGACCGTCGACGACCGTGCCGGCGAGCTCTTCGAGTTCGATCTGCGCCTGCAGGATCGTGGAGAGCTGCACGTGCACGTCGACGTCCCACGTGAGCCGTGCAAGTCCGCGGCCCATCGCCTGGTCTCTGGTGACCCACTCCGAAGCGGGCATGACCACTGCGGCAGGTAGCTGCATCTGTCCCGGGACGTACCCGTACACGTACAGGCCAACGACGGTTTCGAGGTTGGCACGCAGCCCGTCGCGGGCCCCGGCGATGTCGACGGACGGCATCAGGCGAAACCCATGTCAGAACCGGTGCGGTACGGACGGACGAGCATCTCAACGTCAGCGTCGAGGCGGGACAGCAGACGGACACCACCACCGTCGAACGTGACCCCGGCGATCCCGAACGGTGCCTCGCGGACACGCTTGAAGATGCGGGACGCCTGGATGAGGGTCGCCTCGATGATCTCGGGCGGTGTCGTCGGGTAGCCGAACCTGCCGGTGACACGGACCCCGTCGGGGACGCCGACGGGCCAGCCGTCGTTGTCGAGCAGGATCACCAGACGGGTGTACGGGGCGCCGTTGGCGACGACGGCATGCTTCGGTTCAACGTCGAACGCGTCACCCAGCACGTACACGTCGTTCCAGTCGTGGTCGCCGTCACGGTCGATCGCGACCTCTGTGGGCTCTGCGACGAGGCCGTAGTCGCCCGGGTTGTCGTAGGCGATGGTCAGACTGTTGGCGTCACGGGCGGTGAAGTACCGCACGACGTCTTCGGTGTCGGCCCAGAACCTGCGACCGCAGTACCGGTCGATCGCCCTCGAGGCGGTGTCGATCGCACGGGTCAGTGCGACGTCGTCGGTTGCGGTGGCGGTAGGGATGTTGAGGGCGGCCTTGAGCTCGTCGCCGTCGCAGTACCCGTTTGTGGGTGTCACAGCCACGTCAGACCTCCATCAGTCCGGCAGGGATCGCCCTGGTCATCGGTCGTGGCTTGCCTGGTGGATCGCGAGACCACGACCGTTCTTGAACGTCCGTCCGCATTCGGGGCAGGTCGCGTCGTCAGGTGCGACCGTTGCCGTACGGACATCGTCCTGCGGGGCAGGCCGGGACGTTGGGACCCCGGCGAGCTCGAGCTGCCTGTCGACCTGCGCGGCACGGTCGGTCATACCTCGGGCGAGGTAGCCGTCCCGTTCTCGGATGAGGGCTGCAACGTGCGACATGTGAACTCCTGTGGGTACGTGGCCCGCACCCGAAGGTGCGGGCCACGGACGTCAGACCGTCAAGGTCAGAACGTCGGGGCGACCAGGCCCGTCCCGGAGATCACCGAGAACGCCGTCGGGTACCGGCCGGCCGTGTACGCGCTGTAGCCGTACACGACGGCCTTCACCGTCAGGTTCCCACCGGCGGTCTCCTCGAACGTGAGCGACCGCGGTGCGGCAGCCTCGTCGGAGAAGAAGTGGCTGTCCGCCATCCGCGCGACGATGATCGCGTCCTCGTCGGTGTCGCCACCGAGGTTGGTCGGGATGTTCGCGTCGGTGTAGACGTTGAGACCCAGCAGGGTCCCGACGACCACGCCGTAGCCGTTGGACGACAGCAGACCGGCAGCATTCTGCGGACCGTTCCCGTTCGGCACGATGATCGGACGGGCCGACGCGTCGACGTTGGCGAGGAGGAACGCCCACCGGCGCGGGTGCATGAAGATCGCGTCGGGGGCCGCGAAGCGGTTCGACTGGATCTGCTGCACTGCGTCAGCGAGCTTGGGGTACAGCTCAGCGACGGTCGGGGTCGCGTCGGTGTAGGTCACCGAGTTGATCCCGGCCGTGCTCAGGACACCGAGGTGGGTGCCGGACGTGCCGTCAGCGCCGATCGCCGAAGCGTCGACCGCGGTGGCGTAGGCCGACGCGAGGTCGGCGAAGATGATCCGGTCGACGTTGGTGCCACGCTCGATGGACTGGCGGGAGATGTCCTGCTGTCCAGCGAACGTCCGCACGTTGATCGCGAGAGTGGTCTCGTCGAAGTTCGTCTCGGACACCGCAGCGTTCTCGGACGCCTGCGCTGCTGCGCTGGTCCCGGTCGTACCGCGAGGGATGTTGAGGACCATGCCGTCGTTCGGCAGGTTCTCCTGAGACGACGCGGCGCACCAGGGCATCCCGGCACGGACCACCTCGGCGTACAGCTCGGTGAGGAACTGCGGCACGACGAGGGCACCGAACGCCGAGGTGCCGACGTCACGGGTCTCGTGGGCCTCCGAGAACCGACGCAGACGGTCGGACGCGGTGATGTCGCCCTTGTTCGACCGGATCTGGTCGTACACCCACGAACGGTTCGAGTTCGGGGCGTACAGGTCAGGCTCGACGACACGGTCGACCTTGGGGGCGGGCTTCTCGGCGGCGCGGGTGAGCGACACCTCGATGTCCCGGAGCTTGTTGGCGCGCTCCTCGGCGGCGTCGACCTTGGTCTGCAGGTCGTTGACCTCGTCAACGGTTGCGTCGAGGTCGGCGTCGCTGGTGGCGTCGTCGTCGATGGCGGAACGGAGCTCGACCTTGGCGGTCTCGAGCTGCTCACGCAGGCGGGCCACGCGGGCGGCCTGCTCGTCGTACTTGGACATGCTAGTCCTCCTTGGAAAGACTCTTGATGAGCTTCTGGGCACGGAGTCGTGCCCTGCTGATGGAGTCGTCCTCGGTGCTGGCAGGCGTGGACGTGACGTCCGGGGCCTTCCCTGCGGGCGTGGACTGCTCGGGACCGTCAGGTCCCGAGGGCTTGGAGCGGTACTCGGCGAGCATCTGCTCGAGCCGGTCCGCGGTTCTGTCGTTGAGGTCCTCGACGGACCGTGCCACGACGGTGGTGTCCTCGTACCACGGGTAGGTCACGACGGACACGTCGTGCAGTGCTACCTCACGCAGCTCGCGGACCCCGTCGGCGGTGTAGCCGTCCTGGACGACCCGGAACCCGAACGACATGCCGGTCATGTCGCCGCGCTTCACGGCAGACAGCACGTCGCGGGCCAGCTGCGAGTCCGGGTCAAGGTCGGCCTTGACCATCAGGCCACGGTCGTCGGTGGACAGGTCAAGGGTTCCCGACTTGGTGCGGGCCAACGGCAGACCGTCGTGGTTCAGCAGCAGCCGGACGTCGGCACCGTGGTTGAGGGTGCGCTTGAACGCTGTGCGGGTGACGACCTCGCCGTGGGCGGGAGAGTCGAACACGGCGGCGTAGCCGGACAGCCGGAGCGTGTCACCGTCGGTGTCGGCCCGAAGTTCGGTGTCGATGTAGTGGCGTGCCATCAGAGGTCCTCCTCCGGGTCGGGCTGGGCGATGTCTTCGAACGGTGGGAGGTCTTCGCTTGCACGGACCTCGTTGACGGTCAGGAAACCGGCCTCAAGCGCGGTCGCGTAGGACGCGAACCGGGCGGACGTGTCTGCACGTAGCAGCCCGTCGGTGCGGAACCGGACCCGCTGTGTGCCCGGCAGCTCGAACGACAGTGCGTCCTCGAGGGTGCGGAGCCACAAGGCAAGACCGAACTGCAGGAACGCCGCGTTGCGGCCCTCCACGGTCGCGTAGGTGATCGACGACCCCTTCGTGGACCCGCCGATCAGCTCGACAGGGACGCCGAACACGCGGGCGATCTGTGACACCGACCATTCCTGCGCCTCGAGGAACTGTGACTCTTCCGGGGCGACTTGGACCTGCTGCCACGACCAGTCACCGCCGAGGACGGCAACGTCACCGGAGTCGACCGACGAACGCCACCTGCGCTTGACCTCGTTGGCCTGCTCGGACGTGAGCTGGGCCTTGTTCTGCAGCACCGACGACGGGTGCGCACCGTTCCCGAACCACGTGGCCGAGAACTTCTCGGCAGCGAGGCCGACACCGATCGACTGTGCTGCGTAGTTGATCGGCGACATCCCGATCGGCGAACCGGGCCCGGTGTACGCACCGACGTGCCACGTGTCCGCAGTGGACACGGTCCGTGGCTTCATCGCGGTCGAACCCTGCCCCTGACGGACCTGCAGGTACACCTCGCCACGGTCGTTGACGCACGGTTCGACGTAGTCCGGGTGGATCAGACGGACCGCCGTCGGGTAGCCGGACACGGGGTCGCGGGACATGATCTCGCCGTACACGTTGCCGCGGAGCAGCAGCGACGTGACGACCTGGTAGGTCCACGTCGCCTGTGTCTGGACACCGTCAGGACGGCGCAGCAACGCAGGCTGTGGCAGGACGTCCACAGACCCGTCGGGGCGGGACCTGACGACCTCGACAGGCATCGTGGAGATGGTCGACGCGATCACACGGACACACGCCCACACCGCAGAGTGCCGCAGCGCGGTCTTGTCGTTGACCAGCACACCAGAGTTCACGTACCGGTTGGAGCGCCGCTCGGACAGGACCGCGACAACCTCGGGGTCTGCTCCTGCACGCTGCTCTGGGTGGCCCGTGAGACGTCGTATGAGACTCACGTGTCACCACCCATCAGATAGCCGATTGCGACGAGGACAGCACCAAAACCGACCAGAACCGTCGCGATTCCACCGAACAGCCACAGGCCCGCGAAGAACGCGACCAGTCCGACCAGCTCGAGCACGTTGGACGTCATCAGAACACCTGTGCCATCGCTTGCTCGGGAGAGGGAGACATGTCGGGCGCTGCGACCTCACCGACCGCAAGCGCCGCAGCGATCAGCGCCGACCCGTCACCCGAGATCGGACGGTCGTACACCCACGCACCTGACGCGTTGCGTTGCCGTGCGTCACCAACGGCCTTGGTCAACGCGGGATGGTTGCGGTGCCGCAGCCGGTCGGTGCCGACCAGGTCGTGGAACTTCCCACACGAACCGATCAGCGTCGCGTAGTTCCCGACCGTGATCTCGAGACCAGCCGAGGTCATGTCAGGCACGACGGTCGCAGCCTGCGACTTCGCATCCAGCACGATCGCTGTCGGGTCGTGCCGGGCAGCAAGCTCGAGGAGACGTTCCGGGAGCCAGTCAAGGCCCTTGCGATGTTCGACGACCTCGACGTGGACACGCCCATCAGAGCGGAACCCTGCAGCGACGATCGTGGCCCACCTGCGGTCACGTGAAGCGTCAACACCGAACGCCACCGGCCCGTCGATCTGTGACTCGGCGTCGACCAGCGAATCCCACAGGTGCTCAGGGATCAGCCGGCCTGCAGACGGATCGGTAGACGGCCAGTCACCCACACCAAGGTGTTCCACTGCGAACCCGACCGGCGACAGTGCATGGAGCTCGTCGGACAGGAACGACGGTGCGATCCGGCGGCCCAGCGCAGGGTTCGCGACCGCCCACTGTGCCGGGTCACGAGACACGTCGTCAGGGGCGTTCTCGTACACGTCCTCGTCGACCGACCACTCGAAGTACGCCAGCCTGGCGTCCTCGCCCTTCATCGCAGTCTCACGGACCCGGGTCAACGCCAGCCCGTTGAAATGCTCCGACTGGTTCACCGGCGACGACGCGAACCAAACCTGCGGGTTCGGCTGCGCCGTCAACGTCGGCAGCATCGCGTTCATGGTCTCCTCGGCAAGGTCGTACGCCTCGTCAAGGATCACACAGGACGCCGAGTAGCCACGTGCCGAGTTCTTCGACCGTGCCACGAACGTGACCTCACGCCCGTCGGTGGTGCGTATGCCTTCACGGCCCGACCCCATCGACAGGCCACGGTCACCGACACGCCGCCACAACGGCGGACAGTCACGGACCGTCTGCACCAGGTCGAGGAACGTGCGGCGGGCAGTGGAGAACTGGTGAGCGGAAAACACCGTCAGGTCGTCGTCCAGGAGGAACAACGACGCAAGCATCCGGGCGACCAGCGTGGCCGTCTTGCCGTTCTGCCGCGGGATCACCAGACCCACCCGGAACGCCGACCACTTGCCGTCTGCCTGTTCACCAAGCGCTACCTGCATCACGTGCTGCTGCCACGGGTCCAGATGCAAACCGGCCAACGCCGCCAGCTCAACAGCCTCGGGCCCGGACGACGTCACCGACGTCGGTGACAGCTCAACCCGTGGCGTCTGACTTCCGAGCAGCTCGACGGCGGGTGAGATCGTCAACGCCATCCCCTGCCATCGTCGCATCTATCAAATCCAGCTCGGCGAGCAACGCCCGCAGCTCGCGGGTCAACGCCGGCAGGTAACGCTCCGAGTCGCACACGTCGATCGCCGCGGCCAGCTTCACCGCAGACGACTTCAACGTCGCAGCACGCCCCTTGAGCAGCGCCTCGACGGTCGTCGTCGGATCGACCTTCACCTTGCAGGCCCGCTTGTGCGAAGACAGCCCCGCGGGCGCCTTCGAGATAAACCCGCAGTCGCACACCAGCCGAGCCATGACGGTCTTTCGCTCTCGGAGGGTCGCGACCTGTGGATAAAAACGTTGCG